AAGGATTGATCGGTAGAGGATTAGACTTGAATGTTAAACAGTCTATGGATCTTACCATAAGTGATAATGATGACTGGAAAGAGGAGGATGAAGTTTTCTTTCAATCTTTAACTAAAAATCTTCAAGCATATAAAGATTGGGTTCCTTATCCATATGAATACTATGTTTGTGATAGAGAGATAGAGGACTCTGGATATCAAATACAAGAAACACAACCAGGTGGATTTTACAAGTGGCATCATGATGGTTTAGGATCAAGAATGTTGACTTTTATATGGTATCTTAATGATATTACTGAAGGAGGGTATACAGAATTTAACACTGGTTTTAAAGTTCAACCAGAGGCAGGAAAATTAGTTATATTTCCTGGTTTGTGGCCATGGGTTCATAGGGGTGTTGCACCAAAGTCGGAGGTAAAATATTTGTGCACAGGTTGGGTGAGTGAAAAACCTATAGAAATGATAAATACTGAAAATACAGAATAATATGACTTCTATAATTGTTGGTGGTGCTACCACTATTTCAAACACTGGAACACTGAGAATTTACAACGATTCGGCAAATGCTGTTGATGGTACGTTAGGTGATTGGGAGTTTGTTGAAGGTGAGTCAGAGTTGTATGTTATAAACCACAAAAATAATAAAAAGTATAAACTCAGTATGGTTGAGGTTTCTTAGCAAATCCTTAGAATTGTGCTATAATATTATTATGAAATTATCTGATTATATTGTAACTTACGATAATACGTTGAAGTCAAGTTTTTGTAGATCAGTCTGCAGAAGGATGGAACTTGATGAGCGAAAAAAATTAGGTGTATTCTCTGATGGGAAGTCTGATGAAAATGTTAAGACATCACACGATTTAAATATTAGTTTACTAGATGATTGGAAACAGGAGGATGAAACCTTATATGAATCATTATCAATGTATCTTGAAACGTATATGGATACAGTGAGTGAAAAGACGGGTATCAATCAAGAGTTATTATCTGGTAGACCATATAAATGGAGTCAAACAGGAGATCATCTTTCAGATACAGGTTATCAAATTAAGATGTATAAACCTGATGGATTTTACAAGTGGCATCATGATTATGAAATAATTCCAGCAGGTGTAAGAGCATTATCTTTTATCTGGTATCTAAATGAAGATTTTAAAGGTGGTGAAACTGAGTTTATAGATGGAACTATCATCAGACCAATTGAAGGTCGAATGGTTATTTTTCCCTCCACTTGGATGTATGTACATAGAGGTTGTAAAGTTATTGAAGGTAATAAATATATTGCGACGGGTTGGTTTCATCATCAACACCCTTACGTCAAAGACCTTGTAAGAGACGAGGTACAAAAGACCTTATAAATAGTTAAAAATAAGTAGATAATGGCTGCATTCGATTTTCCATCCAGTCCTAATAATGGTGATAATTATACCGCTAATGGTGTAACTTGGTCATGGGATGGATCTGCTTGGAGAAGAAGTGGTGGAGTCGGAGCACAAGGTGCAGCAGGTGCTCAAGGTGCTCAAGGACATCAGGGTGCTACAGGTGCGACAGGTGCTCAAGGAGCTGCTGGTGCTCAAGGAGCTGCTGGTGCTCAAGGTAACAATGGATCAAATGGATCTACAGGTGCTCAAGGTGCTACTGGTGCTACTGGTGCTCAAGGTGCTACTGGTTCTACTGGTGCTCAAGGTAATAATGGATCAAATGGTAGTAATGGTGCTCAAGGTGCTGCAGGTACAGATGCATCACTTCCATCAGGAGTTATTGTTATCTGGTCTGGAAGCACAGGATCTATCCCATCTGGTTGGGTTATTTGTAACGGATCGAACAGCACACCTGATCTGAGAGATAGGTTCGTTGTTGGTGCTGGTAGTGGATACTCAGTTGGTAACACTGGTGGTTCCTCTAGCGTAACTCTTTCAACGTCACAAATACCCGCACACAATCACGGTATATCAGATCCAGGTCACGATCACGACACGACAGTTGATGGACACCATCTATTTGATGGTAATGGTTCGCAGAGTATTGGTTATGGAGGTCCTGGTGGTTATCCTGCTCAGGAATTTGAACTCTACAATGCAACTACTGGAATCAGTATTCAAAACGCTGGTGGCGGTGGATCTCACGAAAACAGACCACCATACTATGCTTTAGCATACATAATGAAAACTTAATTGAATTGTAATGAATGAATTGATACAAGTCGTTCAGGTGCTTACACCTGATGAAGTTTTATTGGTTAATCAAGAAATAGATAAGAAAGAATTTACAGTCAGTTCAATAGGGTTTGAGGATGGTGAAACAGGTGAACCTAGAGTTGATTCAAGTGTGCGATCTAGTTCTGGATGTTTTTTTCTTGATAATGAACCAGCAGCACAGGTAATTCATAAGGGCATGAACAATGCCTTACTAGAATATCACCAGAGATTAACAAAAATTCACCCTTCATTTGATGGATATCCAGTTCCTGGTGGTTTTATGACTGAATCACATCGTGAATTAATTCAAGTATTAGAGTATGTAAGTAATCAAAAATATAATTTTCATGTCGATGCATCAACAGTTCCTAGTTCAAAAGAATATCATAGAAAAATATCCATAATTCTTTACCTTTCAGATGATTTTGAGGGTGGAACGACTAGATTTGTTCATCAAGATTTTAAACCTCCTGTGGGTCATGCTCTCATTTTTCCTTCAAATTGGTGTTTCCCACATTGTGGTACACAAGTTACAAGTGGAAAGAAAAGAGTAGCGGTAACTTGGTATTATGTTAACGACATCAATGTTTGACTTTCTAAATAAATTTAAGTATAATCATTCTATGAGTTATTCAGACGAATTTTTAGAAAATATCACTATAGATGTTTGTAAGAAAACATTTATGTTATACAGTGATGATGGGCAGAAGAGAAAAGTTAAGTGTGATACAACTCAACAGTTTATGGATGTCCTTGAATTGATTAATAAGTCTGCAGATCCAAGAATTGTAGAATATACTGATATAACGACTACAGAAGACTGATTCCTGACTAACTAAATAGATCATAGAATAATATATTGGCAATCATAAGACAATGCCCCTTAATAAGTTAGAGAACTTTATAAAGAATACTGAAGGGCGTATTCTTTATGTTAACCCAAGTGACCTTGATTCAACTGATGCGATTGAAAATCAGGGTAATTCACTTACCACTCCCTTTAAAACTGTTCAAAGAGCACTCATAGAGGCTGCTAGATTCTCCTACTTAAAAGGAAACAACAACGATACAGTAGAAAAGACAACAATATTATTATATCCAGGTGAGCATATTATTGATAACAGACCAGGATATGCAATCAAGGCAGATGGAACTGCTGCAAAAGCAGTATCACAGAGTGGTGCTGAAACAAATGCGACAACTGAATTTTCTCTAACTTCCAGTTCAGTATTTGATCTTACACAAGCAGATAATATTCTTCATAAATTTAATAGTATCAATGGTGGTGTAGTTATACCAAGGGGAACATCACTTGTTGGACTAGATCTAAGAAAGACAAAGATAAGACCAAAGTATGTTCCAAACCCTACAGATGTAAATGTAGGCAATTCAGCGATCTTTAGAGTCACTGGTACTTGTTATTTCTGGCAGTTCTCTATTTTTGATGGTAGCGAGAGTGGTCTTGTATATACAGACTCAACAGATTTCTCAACAAATAATCAATCAAAACCAACATTTTCTCATCATAAGTTAACATGTTTTGAATATGCTGATGGTATCAACATACCAACAGGTTATACAATCACTGACTTAGCAATGTATTATGCTAAGTTATCAAATGCCTTCAACTCTACCGATAGGGTCATTGAGACAACAGACAGATATCCAGCTAGTGATACAGGATTCTCTCCACAAAGACCAGAATTTGAAATTGTTGGTGCGTTTGCTGCTGATCCAATTAACATATCAAATATTATATCTGGTGATGGATTCACACCAGGTGCAATCATCACAGTCACCACCACTAATCCACATGGATTAAATGCTGGTACACCAATTAAGATCAAGGGTGTAGGTGTAGATGATTATAATGTATCAACAAAGGTTCAAAATGTAACTAGCACGACTCAGTTTACATATTTACTACCATTTGTAAGGACAAATTTACCTGCATCACCTAGTGCAGCATCAGGTACAGTCACAATTGAGACTGATACAGTCACAGGTGCATCTCCTTACATCTTCAATATTTCATTGAGATCTGTCTTCGGTATGAATGGTATGCATGCTGATGGTAAGAAAGCAACTGGATTTAGATCTATGGTTGTTGCTCAGTTTACTGGTATATCACTACAGAAAGATGATCGTGCTTTCGTAAGTTATAATAAGTCATCTAGAATTTATGAAGGTATTGGTATTACTAAAGTAACAGGTGCAGAGTTAGCAAGCGGATCATCTGCAACTAATACATCACAGGTATATCATCTAGATTCAAATGCAAGATATAGGAAAGGTTGGGAGACTGTACATATCAAAGCAAGTAATGACTCCTTCCTACAGATAGTATCTGTATTTGCTATTGGTTACGCTAGACACTTTGAATGTATCGCAGGTGCTGATTATAGTGTTACAAACTCTAACTCTAACTTTGGACAAATCTCACTTGCATCAGAGGGATTCAAGAAGGAAGCATTTTCTAAAGATGATAAAGCATTTATTACAAATATAATTACACCTAAAGCGATTACATCAACTGAAGAAGATGTAGATTGGATTTCATTAGACGTTGGACTTACCACATCTGTTGGTATTTCGAGTCATCTATATCTCTTTGGATTCAATGATAAAGATGTAAAACCTCCTGTTATCATTCAAGGTTATAGAGTTGGTGCTAAGTTAAATGATAAGTTAAACATAGTTAACTCAGGAACCAATTATTCTGCCGACATCTTTATGACTGATACTGATCCAGCGAGTGGAGCAGTATATGGAACTACAAGTTCAGTCAAATCACTTGAAGTTT